ATAACTAGTATTTACGCTGCTGGTGCTGTTGGAGTAGCAACAAATTATCCTTATTATTACTTCCAGGTTGGTGGAAGTCCAGACACAAGTTCTGGAGTTGGGTTTAACTCGACTGGCGATATCAAGGTAAGTGGTATAGTTACAGCAAATGCTTTTGTTGGTTCTGGTGGAGGGATTACTTCATTAAATGCTGATAATATTATTACAGGAACAATAAGTACATCTAGACTTCCTTCAAATATTATCGTATCTGGAATTATTACAGCAGGATCCTTTGTTGGAAATCTAACTGGAATTGCATCAACTGCGAATGGTATTACAACCACATCTATAATTTCAGTGTCTGGTGCTTCTATTGGGGTTGCAACTGTTACCAATAATTTACTTGCAAATCAAAAAGTTGGTGTAGGCACTGATGATCCTACAACTCAAGTATACGTCAGACAATCTGGAATATCTTCAGTTCACATTCAAAGTGTATCTAATGAAGCAAGTATTTCTGTAGCAAGATCTGATAGTTCAGGTAAGGGTGTAGGTAGAATTAGATTTGGAAACAGCAATCTATCTTATGTTTATAGCACTGATCAATCTTTAGATATTATAAACTATGATGATGGAAATGTCAACTATTATCTACAGTACGGAAGTGCTGGTGTAGGTACAGGAAACTTCAATTGGATTTATGGTCAAAATCCAAATACATCATTAATGACTTTAACTTATGATGGTAAGTTGGGAATTAATCAAGCAAATCCAACTGATACACTTCACGTTGTTGGAACATCCAATGTAACTGGAAACTCCTTTGTGGGAGGTGCTTCAACAATTTCTGGTAACTTAAATGTTGGAGGATCTCTTTCAGTTACAGGAACAATTCAATTCAACTCTCAATTAGTTGGAACCTTAGGAGTATCTACAAGTACAGCACCAACATCTTATAGTCTCCAAGTTGGTGGTAATCCAGATAGTATAAATGGAGTTGGAATTAGTTCTTCTGGAAATGTAAAAGCAAGTGGGACCGTAACCGCAACTACAATTTCTGCAACTACAATTTCGGCAACTAATGTTAGTGTTTCTAGTACCATTACCTCTACTAATTTTGGGGATGGGACTGGATCTGCAAACTTATCTTCCGTAAGTTCTGAAACATTAAATGTATCAAATGTTGCAAGTGTATCGACAATAAGTGCTTCAAATCAATTAATTGTTCCCTCTTATACAACTACAGAAAGAAGTGGTATTTCTACATCAACAGGATCTATCATTTTCAATGAAACCACATTAAAATTCCAAGGATACGATGGTACTGCCTGGAATGATTTCTATTGATACTTGACTTAACCCCATAATGCTGCTAGACTACCTTTGTCTGGGTTGAAGATGAGAATCTAAGCTCTTTCAAGGACACTTTGAGAACCGTCCACTGGGTCGCACCAGGGGCGGTTTTCTGCTATAATAGTTTCATACGCGATGAGACCTGTGATTCAACTCCGACCTCACCAGCACCGTGCTCTGGATGCCCTGCTGCAGTATCGTAAGGGTCAGGTGATTATCCCGACTGGCGGTGGTAAGACCAACGTTGCTATCTTTGATGCTCTGCGTGAGTTTCAATCTGATGCTCCTAAGACGATTGTAGTGGTTGCTCCCCGCATTCTGCTTGCCGAGCAACTGTCTTCTGAGTTTCTTGAGTTTATCACCACTGCTGCTGTTCTGCACGTTCACAGCGGTGAGACGCATCACCAAAGCACCACCAAACCTTCTGAGATTCACAACTGGTCCCGTCGTGCTTATAAGCATCAATTGATTTTCACTACCTACAACTCCTTGCAGCGTCTGCAGCAGGCAGATATTCACGTTGATACCATTTACTTCGATGAGGCACACAACAGCGTTCAGCGTCACTTTTTCCCTGCTACGGAGCACTTCGCTGCTAATGCTGACCGCTGCTATTTCTTCACTGCTACTCCTAAGCATTCTGCTACGATTTCCAAACCTGGGATGAATGATGGTTCAGTGTATGGTCAAGTGATTTGCAACGTACCTGCTCCTGAACTGGTGGAGGGTGGTTTCATTGTTCCTCCTAAGGTTGTGGTGCAGAAGTTTGAGTTGCTCTCTAAGGGTCAGATTGTTGCTGACGTTGACTGTGAGAATCTGATTCAGACGATTGATGCTCAGGAAGTCGGTAAGGTTCTGATTTGCTCCAAGGCAACCAAGCAGATTGTTTCTCTGGTTTCTCAGACTGACTTCTGCACTCAACTGGAGGAGCGTGGTTTCTCTTGGATGTATATCACTTCCAAGACTGGTGCTATCATCGACGGTCAGAAAGTCAACCGTGAGGTGTTCTTTGATACCCTGAGCGCCTGGGGTAAGGATGACTCTAAGAAGTTTGTGGTTCTGCATCACAGCATTCTGAGCGAAGGCATCAACGTGTCTGGTCTGGAGGCAGTGCTGTTTATGCGGTCTATGGACTACATCGGTATCTCCCAGACCATCGGTAGGGTCATTCGCCTGCACAAGGACGACGCAGAGGGTCTCAGGAGCGGCAGGATCGCCCCTGGTGCCCTTGGAGACTACACCAAGTCCTTTGGACTGGTCTGCATCCCTGTGTACTCTTCTGTGGGCATCAGCACCGCTAAGAAGGTGCAGGCGGTGGTGGACACCGTATTCAATCAGGGAATGCCCGCCATCAGCGTGGTCAAACGCTGAGTTTTCTGCTACAATACTCAAACACAAGGAGGAATCCCCCAATGCGATGCAAAGTTCAACTCTACGTTGCTGGTAAGGTCTTTTATGAAGAAGTAGAAGCAAGGGACTATCAGGATGCTAGGCAAACTGCACTTGCTCGTAATCCAAGTGCTAAAGTTATTTCTGTGAATGCTGTGATGAAATGAACATTCAAAACGAAAATATTCTGAATCCTAAACCAGGATATCCAAATGGGTATGTGAGTAAGAATGGAGAATGGGCAGCGGTTCCTTGGGGAAAGAAGTTTGTGATTCTCCACAAAGGGCAGCAGGTCCATACTGCCAACAATTATAAGTCCGCAAAAACCTACATTCAAAAGTCCGCAAAAGGTGCATCAGTCTCCAGTTTAGAAAAGTTCATTCATTAAAAAAATATAAACACAGTTAAATAATAGTAGAATAAAAAACTACTATGGTTGTTCTACTCGCATCAACCATTATCACCTGCAACGATGCATTGAGTATAATCTATCGCATCACAAAAGTTGTTGGATTAACTGCGATTCAAAAAACAGAAATCATTCAAGAAATTCGCAAATCTATTCCTTCCTGCCCTGTTAAAGTAACTAAAGATGAACGAAGAAACTCAAGTAGATAAATGGAATCGTGGTTTGACTTTGTTTGAGGAAAGTGTATTGAAACCTGACGCTGAACTTCGCAATTGTGCTCATAATCAGAAATGTTACAACGAACTTATGGCGGTTCGTGAGAATGTGTTAGAATATCTGAAAACTCTAAGACAATGAGTACATCATATATCTACTTCATTATATTTTTTTGTGTTGCATACTTGATTATCACTGATCAATCAGTAGCGAGGGCATTTTATATGCTGACTCAATTAGCAAGAGTACAATACGAAAAAACTAAATGGTGGATTGTTTATAATCCAGCAAACCCGATTGTGAAGTATTTGATGTGGCGTCGTTCTATGAAACTTGCAAAGGAGTTAATAGACGAATACGAAAATAAATAACCCTATATCTGGTAATACATATGCTCTCTACACAATATCGCCTGCGTCTTGAAGCAATTTGTGAGAAGATTATAAAGGGCGAAGAGGTGAGTTTAGAAGATATGATTTGGGCAGAGAAACTTGCAAAAGCAAATCGCTCTGCTGGAACAATGCTCCGCCAGGCAAGAAGGAAAGCAGAAAATCCTAATATGGTTGAGGGTGATTTAGATGATTTTATGAATCAGTTGGACTTGGGTGGGTTGGGTCACGAAAGATTCGGTCTTCGTGGATTTGATTCTCCTGAAGATTTACACGATTGGTTTAAGCGTGATAGTGACGAAACCGATTGGAGGACAAGGGACTAATGAAATCATTTCAAGAATTTCTTTCTGAAGAAGAAAAAGTATCTAAAGCAACCTCTGGATATCAGAACAAACCAAAAGGCAATGAGAAGTGCTCTAATTGTAATATGTGGAGACCACCTCACGGTTGCACTGCTGTAAAGGGTAAGATTTCTCCCGATGGATGGTGTAAGTATCATCAATACGATAGAAAAAACAAAGATTGACAGTATGAAACCCAACTTTCGTAAAGTTCTTGAAATGGCGTTAGAGGAAGGTGTCCGTTATGGATATAGTCGTGCTCATAAACACGTAGAGAATCCACACGAAGATGCCGTGGTTGATTGTGTGGTTGAGGGTGCAATGAATTCTATATATGAATGGTTCTATTTTGAGGAAAACAATGAAAATCTGTAATCTTATCTTTTTCACTCTTATTGGAGTTTGTATTGGTGGTATGGTATACTCTAACCTTACACCACAACATACATCAACGGTTTCTGGAACTTCTGGTGACCTCAACTGTACGACATCTTGCGTCACAAAAGAAAAATGAAACTCATCTCCTTTAGGCATCACGAAGACTTTGGACACGAATGGTATTTTCAAATCATTCATAATAAACGTTGGGCACTTCTTCAGGCATCAATATCTTGGAATGACTTTCCTGGTTGGCCATACATTCAAATCAAATCAGGTACTGGAACTCTCCTGAGTATTATGGTCTGGTGCTATAAGTTCGGGTTTGATATTGGTGTGATTGAACGCACCTGGAACTGGAACTATATGGAAGCGGTAGATGAGCAAGAAACTGAACTGGTTTGAGTATTATTTCGGACACTGCCTTCAAACTGGTTGGAGAGAAGTCTGGAACAACTTCAAGATGTGGAGAGACCTTATCAGTGGAAACTATGAAGACTATGCCCTACTGAAAGACGACGACCCATACGAAGAATGTTATCAGTGGTTCTGGACTTCTATCAATATGGATGAAACATATCCGAAAGAGTTTCTGGAATATCTTCAGGAGTTATGTGATAGAATTGATAGAGGTGAAGAGAAACTGATTGCTATAGATGAAAGTTTTACGATACAACTAAAAGACCTTGTAGAAGATGTGGAGTTGAATGATGAAGACTTTACCTGATAAGAAAGCACTGGATATAATGTGGACGGTGGCGACCAGTTCCAGTTTAGAAAGCGGCACAAGACCCCACTACGGGTTTGCCGACCTGCTGTATGATTACCTCACAGACAACCTCAAAAACAAATACGGAGTTGAACTCTGCTATGAACCTCAAAGAAAAGAAAGCACTACTCAAGAAACTTGAGACTGCTTACAACACTTGTTTTGACTGTGGGAAGAAGTATGGAGTGTATTCTGTAGGATGCTCCTCCGTTTATGAGTCTAAGTGTGGTGTGTGTGGAGAAATCAAACCCATTACTGAAACAAGAGACTTTGCTTACTTTATTACTGGTATTCGCAAACTGAAACTGGAGATTCAAAATGAGAAAAGTCAAGGTAAAACCAAAGTCCAGCAAAGCGAAGAATCGTCTTGCTAATACTATGGGCAACAATCCTGTTTGTATTGTAGAGCAAGACACTGGTGGCGAATTGTTCCTTGCTTCTGAAAATCGTAAATACTTCTTCTGGGTGAGTACAAGAACTGGTACAAACCGATTTGGTGATAAATCTGACGCACATTGGGAGGTTATTGAATGAGTTTTTCTAAGACTGTTTCTGTTTTTGCTGCTCTTGCAAGTATCTTTGCTGCTGGTGCTACTGGATGGAAACTTGCAGATTCTCAAAAAGAAGTTCCTCAGTCTCCATTAGACCAAAAGGTGATGGAGTTGGAGAAAAAACTGGAAGAAGCAACGACACAAAAACCAGTTGAGCAAGTGGTACAACCTATACAAACAACTACACCACAACCCGTTATACTACCACCAGTAACACCACCTCCCCCTGTTCCTCCACAACCATGAGTCTTATTGATACTCTCAATTACTTTATTGAAGACCAACAAGGGCACCTCCAGTGTCTTGAATGGGACATTCGTGAAGAAACCAATCAAGAAAATCCTGACCTTGATTGGTATTGCGAACAATACGACCTTACAGAACAACGAATTGAGGATTTGCAGAAAATCAAATCTGTGATTGAGATTATGGAGATTGACGAATGAGATTCAGAAACATAGAGTTCCGTTGGAGTAAATTAAACAACAAGTATGAACTCGTCAAGTGGTATCAATCTAATGGTTCAGGACAAGAGAACTGTTATGTGATTGCTTTCTTTGATAAAGAAAAAGAGTGTTACTCAATGAGGACTATTGGAGACCGATTCTTTGAGGATAAAGATGCATTTGTAGTTGCTAAGTATGGTCTTGAGTTTCTAAATGAAATCTTTGAGATTGAAAGGATTGAAGAGGAACTGAAATAGGACACTTTAGAAACCGTCACAAGGGCACTCCACAGGGACACCAGATGCCTTATAATACTCTCATAGACACAGACACCTGATGACTTACAAGTGCCCCCGATGCTCCACCAGAGTAAAAGATTGGTCTGGTGATGACCCTAAATGTGGATTTGATGAGAATGGAAACTTCCTTGAACGCAACTGGATGTGTGCAACTCTAAATGCTCTCCGTGATATGGAAGGTGATGATGTATGGTGT